TCTTGTGTATCTTTCCGCGGAAAGGCAGCGGGGCGACGATACCAAAAACCGGATCCGTGAGATTGAAGGATCACTGGAACTTTATACAGAGAGAAAAGCAGATCCGGATCTGGAAAAGCAGATCGAAGAAAAGGTTTTGTTCGACGTTGAGTTTCGGAAGTATCAAGCACAGATACCACAGGAAGACACAACACAGACGGCCTACGACTTCACGATCACACAGAAAAAATGAAAGGAGAACAGAGCATGGAAAGAATAATTCTTGGAAGCGCTGATGTGTATATTCAGGCCTTCGACGGTTCGACCGTTCCGGTGACTGCAGATATTTGCAAGCCTGAAAATTTGATGGCCTATATTTCCGGCGGCGCGTCCGTGGAATACAAACCTTCTTTCTACACCGCAAAGGACGACACTGGAAAGAAGAGCAAAACGATCGTAACAGAAGAGGAAGTAACCCTGAAAACAGGAATTATGACCTTTGACGGAAACAAGTTCAAATACCTTTGTGACACCGCCAGAGTTACAGAAGACAAGGCGAAGAAGCGCCGCACCGTAAAGATCGGCGGTATCGACAACAGACAGGGCGCGCGCTATGTTATCTGCCTTCACCACAAAGACGCAGTGGACGGCGATATTTGGGTAATGATCGTCGGAAACAATCAGGCAGGCTTCACAATTTCTTTCGAGAAAGACAAAGAAACCGTTGTGGACGAAGAGATCACGGCCCTTCCTATGGACGAAGAAGGAACCCTTCTTATGTACGAAGAGGAAATGACAGAGAGCGAAGCGGCAGCAGTATAAAAGCAAAACCATAACGGCAGGGCGGCGGGTACGCCTTGCCGTTATTTAGTAGAAAGGAGAAATTAGCGTGGCGAATTTAAGTTTTGATTTTAACAAGGTGAAGCGTTCCTTCATGACCGTAACACTGAAAGACAATAGAAAATTGATCGTGAAAATGCCTATGAAAAAGACGTTTGAAAAACTGTCAGCGCTGCAGGAAATGGACACGGACAGCATGACGGCAGAAGACGCCATGGACACACTGGGCGGCCTTTGCGCCGAAATTCTTTCCCACAATATGACCGGGGAGCAGGTGACGACGAAAGAGATCACGGACGATTACGACACCGAGGAAATGGAAGCGCTGATCGACGCTTACATGGAGTTCGCGGGCGGCGTAAAGAATAACCCAAACTAAAGATCCCCTTCTATCCCGGTGGGGATAACGAAGGGGTGTACTATAAAACACTCACACGCGGCGAAAAACTGGTGATTGACTACACCGGTTTGAATATATGGCAGGTGCAAGAACTGGACCTTGATCTATACCTTTTCTTCATGCGCGAAGCGTTTATTCATGAAATGAACCAGACAAAGGAAGGCAGAAACTACCTTGAAAATTGTTGGCGAATTTCACAAACAGAACCGGACCGAAAGGCCATTCGCGAGAAGTTCAAACGAAGGGGCGGTGAATAGCAGGTGGCAGCAAGCACAATAAAAGGAATTACCATTGAGATCGGCGGCGACACTACGAAGTTAGATAAAGCCCTTTCGGGCGTCAATAAACAGTCGCGCGATCTGCAGAAAGAATTAAAAGAAGTCGAAAAAGGCCTGAAGCTGGATCCGAAAAATACGGAACTTCTGGCACAGAAACAGACGCTTCTAAAAGAAGCCGTGGCCGCTACTTCTGAAAAACTGGACGTTTTGAAGTCGGCAGAAGCACAGGTTCAGAAGCAGTTTGAAAACGGCGAAGTGTCGGAAGAACAGTACCGGGCTTTGCAAAGAGAGATCGTAAAGACAGAAGCAGACCTGAAAAACCTGAAAACGGCAGCAGAGGACAGCAATTCAACACTTGAAAAGGTGGGAGAGATCGCCGGAAAGATTGGCGAAAAGTCCGAAGCACTGGGAAAGAAACTTCTTCCAGTGACAGGAGCGATCGCAGGGATCGGGACCGCTTCGATCGCGGCATTTAATGAATTAGACGCCGGTTACGATACGATCATAACAAAAACGGGCGCTTCTGGGGAAGCGTTGGACGGCTTACAAGACAGTATGGACGCCGTTTTTACTTCGCTTCCAACAGAAGCGGAAACGGCCGGAATTGCGATCGGAGAGGTAAACACCCGCTTCGGTTCTACCGGAAAAGAACTTGAAGACCTTTCTTCAAAATTCATTCAGTTTTCAGAGATCAACGGAACGGACTTAAACGGCGCGATCGACAGCGTAGACGCCATAATGACGAAATTCGGCGTTGACAGCAGCCACACCGGCGAAGTGTTGGGCCTTCTTACAAAAGCAGGGCAAGACACGGGAATTTCCATGGACACGCTGCAGAATACATTACAGACCAACGGCGCCACATTAAAGGAAATGGGCCTTGATCTCACGTCTTCGGTAAATTTACTTGCACAGTTTGAAGCGAACGGCGTGGACGCCACAACAGCGCTTGCAGGATTGAAGAAGGCGCAGCAGAACGCGACAGCGGACGGAAAGGATCTAAAAGACGCACTGGGCGAAACGATCGAGAAGATCAAAAACGCAAGCAGCGAAACAGACGCACTGCAGGCAGCGACGAAGTTATTCGGAAAGAAGGGCGCCGCAGAAATGACGCAGGCGATCAGGGAAGGCCGCCTTTCTATCGACGATCTTTCCGGCGCCTTATCAGATTACGGAAACGTAGTCGAAGACACATTCAACGCGACACTGGATCCGCCAGATCAGGCAAAAGTCGCGCTTAACAATTTGAAAGCAGCAGGCGCAGATCTTGGAAATACCTTAATGCAGACAGTAACGCCAGTTCTGGAACGCGTAGTGGAAAAGGTGAAAGCCTTTTCACAGTGGTTTAAGAACCTGAACGACACGCAGAAAGAAACGATCGTAAAGATTGGCGCGGTAGTGGCGGCGATCGGACCGGCTTTAATTATTTTCGGGAAACTTTCTTCGGGAGTATCGAAGGCGATCGGGGCATTTTCTAAAATATCGG